CACCAGCGCCGATGCCGAGATCGACGGCAGCCTGGTGCGGCTGCGCAATCGCTCGCGGCAGCTGCTCAGGGACAACCCCTATGTGCAGGCAGCGCGCCGGGCGATTGTCACCAACGTGATCGGCCGCGGCATCCGGATGCAGTCGCGGGTGCCGATGGTGCGCGGCGGCGGCCGGCTTGACAAGCCGACCAACGACCGGATTGAAGCCTGGTGGCGCCGCTACTGCCGCAAGGAGCACATCCACGCCGCCGGCAAGCTGTCGTTCGCGCGGATCCTGCGCCAGTCCATGGCCGCCGTCCCCGAATCGGGCGAGGTGTTCATCCGCCTGGTGCCCGAGCAGTTCGGCAACAGCGGCACACCGCTGGGCCTGGAGATACTCGAGGCCGACCTCTGCGACGAGACGCACACCGTTGGCCCTGATGCCAACGGCATCGAGTGGCGCATGGGCGTGCAGGTCAACCGCTGGGGGCGGCCCACCGCCTACCGCTTCCGCCTTCGCCACCCTGGCGATGTGTCGGGTGCCGTCGGCTACAGCACCACCGACGTGCCGGCCGAGCAAATCATTCACCTGTTCATCCCCGAGCGGCCCGGCCAGACCAGGGGCGTCCCGATGTTCGCCAGCAGCATTAAGCGGATGCACCACGTCGCCGGCTTCGAGGAGGCCGAGGTGGTCGGCAAGCGCGCGCGCTCCAGCCTGATGGGTTTCATCCAGAGTCCTGAAGGCGAGCTCGTCGGCGATGGCGTGGAAGACGGCGAGCGGCTGACCAACTTCGAGCCCGGTGTCTTCAAGCACCTGGCGCCGGGCGAGAGCATCACGGTGCCGCAGCTGGGCAACGCTGACACCGAATACGAATCGTTCCTGCGGCCCATGCTGCGCTCGCTGGCTGCCGGCTCCGGCGTGCCCTATCCCACGGTGAGCGCGGACTACAGCCAGTCCAACTACAGCAGCAGCCGCCTGGAGCGGCTTGAGGTGCTGGAGCTCTGGCGCAGCCTGCAGGATTGGATGATTGAAGACGTGTGCCAGGTCGTCTTTGAGCGCGCCATGGCTGCTGCCGTTGGCGCCGGCACGCTGCAGCTTCCGGGCTACGACCTGGCGCCCGAGCGCTATGAAGCGGTGAAATGGTTTCCGCGCGGCTGGGAGTTCGTGGATCCGCAGAAGGAAGCGGCGGCCAACAAAGATCTGGTCCGCTCCGGCTTCAAAACCCAAGCGCAGATCGTGGCCGAGCAAGGCGGCGACTTGGAAGACCTGCTCCTGGCGCGCGCCGCTGAGGTGGAGCGGGCCGAAGAGCTCGGCATCCAGTTCGACACCAACCCCGCCGACGACCTGCAAGGCGGATCCCCCGACGCCGAGCCGGAAACGGACGACGAGCCGGAAGATCCCAGCGAGCCAGACCCCGACGACGACCTCGAAGACGACCCTGAGGACGCTTCAGCATGAGCGATGAGATCGGACTTCCTAGCCTGAGCGCAGGAAACGCCGCGCCAATGGAACAACGCGACCACGACGGCAAGCCGCTCTACCGCAATGCGGTGGTGGCGAGCTGGTGCCGCGCGGAGGACGACCCCGAAGTAGTCGAGTTCAGCTTTTCGTCAGAGGAGCCAGTCGAGCGCTACTTCGGGATGGAAGTTCTCAGCCATGACCCTGGCGCGATGAACATGGCCCGCCTCAATTCAGGGGCGGCGCCATGGCTCTGGAATCACAACCCCGATGTGGTTCTCGGCGGAGTCGAGAGGGCTTGGCAGGGCGGTGACGGGCGCGGCATGGTTCGCACCCGTTGGAGCCCCAACACCAAGTCCGAGGGCTCCGACGAATGGAAGGTCCGGCAGAACTGGGAGGCGGGCATCATCCGCAACGTCTCTTTCATGTACTCCATCGACGCGCCGCTTGACCTCAAGTCGCGCGAAGGCGTGGCGCTGGTCACAGCGTTCACGCCGATGGAGGTCTCGACCGTTTCCATCCCAGCCGACGCCACCGTCGGCCAGGGCCGAGCAATCGGCGACACCGCGGCCCCGGCCGCAGACCAAACCAAACCCCCGATCGATCCCATGGAACTGACCATCGACATCGAGGCGGTGAAGGCTCAGGCTGCGGCCGATGAGCGTTCCCGCGTCGCCAGCATCACCGCTCTTTGCCGTGAGCACAAAGCCGACGACCTGGCCCAAGGCCTGATCGAACGCGGTGCCACCGAATCTGATGCCATGAAGGACGTGCTCGCCGCCATCGGCAAGCGCGCCAAGCAGCTCGCCACCCCGGCCGCTGCTGCCCAGCCGATCGCCGGCGCTTCTGCCGACATCGGCCTGACCGACAAAGAGGCTCGCAGCTTCAGCTTTCTGAAGGCAATGCGCGCCCAGCTCTTCCCTAACGAGCGCGCCTTCCAGGAGGAAGCCGCCTTTGAGCGCGAGGCCAGCAACGCTGCCGCCCAACGGATGGGCATGAGCCCCAAAGGCATCTTGATCCCTAACGATGTGCTCAGCCGGTCCCTGATCGCTGGCCAAGCCTCCGCTGCCGGCGACCTGATCTTCACTGATGCTCGCCCCGGATCGTTCATCGAGATGCTGCGCAAGCGCAACATTCTGACCGGCCTTGGCGTCACTATCCTGGCCGGCCTGACTGGCCCCGTGGGCATCCCCAAGCAGACCGGCGCCAGCCAGGTCTATTGGAAGGGTGAAGGCGTGGCCGCCGCCGAATCTGAGCCCAGCGTGGGCCAGGTCACCATGACGCTCAAGGAAATGAGCGCCTGGACTCGCTTCTCGCGTTCGCTGATGCTGCAAAGCTCCATCGACGTTGAGATATTTGTCCGTAATGACCTGGTGACTGTGATGGCCCTGGAGCAAGCACGGGTTGCCCTTTATGGCCTGGGATCCTCTTCCCAGCCCGAAGGTCTCAAGATCACCACAGGGATCAACACCAAGGATTTCGCTGCGAACCAGCCCACCTATGCCGAGCTGGTGGACATGGAAACCCAAATCGCGGCCGATGACGCCGACATTGGCACCATGGGTTACGTCACCAACGCCACCACCTACGGCGGTTTCAAGACCACCGAAAAAGCGGCCAACACCGCTCAGTTTGTTCTCGAGCCCGGCGGCACCGTGAACAGCTACGGCGTGGTCCGCTCCAACCAGGTGGAGACTGGCGACGTGTTCTTCGGTGTCTGGAGCCAGCTCGTTCTGGGCCTCTTCGGTGCCGTCGATCTCCAGGTGAACCCCTACTCAGAGGACAAGGAGGGCAACATCCGGGTCGTGGCTCATCAGGCCATCGACTACGCAGTGCGCCACCCCCAAGCCTTCTGCCGCGGTAACAACACCCTGTGATGGCCATGAGGATCAGGATCTTGCGCCAAACCTCAATCAGTGGCCGACCTGCACGGGTTGGCGACGTGGTGGAGGCAACCCCTGCAGATGCCCGGCTCCTGCTGGCCATGGGCAGGGCTGAGCAGGCGCCAGGTCCTGATCCGGTGGTGATCACCGCACCAGAGGCCGCAAAGCCTCGCTCCCGTAAATCAACCCCCCGTCAAACCGATGGCTGTTCATGAGCTTTCGCTGGACAAACTCCAGCACTTCACCCTTCTGGCTACGACCACGATCACCGCTACCGGCAACCAGACCGGCGTGGACCTTCAAGGATTCGAGGGTGATGTTCAGATCATCCTGGCCGGCACTGCTGCTGGCGCTAGCGCTGACCTGACCTTCCGCATTGAAGAGTCGGATGACAACTCGACTTATGTCGCTGCCACCGGCGGCAGCTTCACCGCGATTGCCAACGCTGCATCAAAGCAGGTGATCACTCTGAACAGCAATGACCTCAAGCGTTACATTCGCTTGAGCTGCACTGCTGAGACGGGCACCGCTTCCAGCAACGTTACGTGCTTCGGCTTTGGCTTGAAGAAGTACAGCTGATATGGCCTTCACCGAGGATCTCACTGTCTTCCTCGACCTCAACGGCTTCGGCGTCCCTGTGACCGCCGGGGCCGTTTCTGGCGTGGGGATCCTCGACCAGAACAGCGAGCTGATCCTCGGCGGCGAGATCACGATCATCGATTATTTGTTGACCGTCCCCACGGCCACCTTCGGCAGCCTGGGCTACGGCGACGCCATCACGGTGGATGGGGCCAGCTACAAGGTCGAAACCCAGCCGCAGCGCTTCGACGACGGCACGTTCTGCCGGGTGCCGTTGATTAAATCGGCGGCTGTGGCCAACAACATCACCACCCTGAGCGGCCTGCGCCTGGTGACGCTCGACGGCCGGTATCTCGTCACTCTTGCTTCCTAGCCTGAGCCCATGGCCGACGTCACGATCACAGGGCTGCCCAACGCTTCGGCGCTCAGCGGGACCGAGCGGGTGCCGATGGACCAGGGTGGCGTCACGGTGGATGCCGCGGCCAGCGCCATCGCCGCCCTGGCGACGAAGGCCACGGTAGGCCTCGGCAGCGCCGACAACACCAGCGACGCCAACAAGCCTGTATCAACGGCCACGCAAGCAGCCCTGGACGGCAAGGCTGCCACCGGCGCGATTGGCAGCAGCGGCCTGACCATGACGGCGGGCGTGCTGGGCCGCGAGAGCGGCACCGGGGCGCCGGCGGTGCTGACGCTGAGCGGCCTGAGCATTGTCAATGGTGTACTGACCGTCTCGGCTGGCGGTGGCGGCGGTGGGTATCCGTCGCTGTCGATGCCAACGGGCTTCAGCGTCAGCGGCAGCGGCACGTCATCGCTCGGGGTGACGTTCGCCACCGGCTACAGCCTGCCGACGACCGCGAAGCAGGCCGAGTGGGACACGGCCTACAGCGAGCGGCTGCGTTGGGACGGCAACAGCACGGGCCTGAACGCGGCGACAGGTCGGGCCAGCCTGGGGCTGGGTGCTGCGGCCACGGCCTCGATCGGCGCCACGGCCGGCACGGTGGCAGCCGGCGACGATTCACGCATCACCGGGGCGCTTTCTGCTGCAACGGCGGCGGCCACCTATCAGCCGCTCGACAGCGACCTGACATCCATCGCGGCCCTGGTGACCACCGCCTTCGGGCGCTCGCTGCTCACCCAGGCGGACGCGGCGGCGACGCGAACCACCATCGGCGCTGGCACCAGCAGCCTGGCCGTTTCCAGCACCGCCCCTGCAGCCCTGGCGGCCACCGCAGCGGCCGGAAGCAGCACCGACGCTGCCAGGGCCGATCACGCACACGCCCGCAGCACCTACGCGGAGCTGGGCGCAATCGCCGATGGGATCGTGTTCACCATCTCCAACCGTGGCGAGGCTGCAACGGCGAGCACAAACTATGACGAATCGCTGCCGCTGTCGTTTGCGGTAACGATTACGAAGATCACGTTTATCACGCACATTGATAACACCGGTAGCAGCACAACGACGTTGAGCGCATACAAGCGAACTGCCGCAGGGACAAAGACGGCCCTTCTGTCTGCCAATGCAACGCTGGCCTCTGGCGCTTCAGTCGCCACCGGGTCACTATCCGGCACGGCTGGCGTCCTGTCGCTGGCCGCTGGCGACCGACTAGGGGTCGATCTGATCGGCCTTGGCACTGGTGCATCTGGCATCAAGTGCATTATCGAGTTCACCCGCTCTGCTGTCTGACCATGACCACCCCCAACATCACCATCAACCCTGACACCGACGTGCGCTTCTACGCCGACCCCGGCCCCCTGGAGGGGCAGAGCGTGGATCTGTTCGTGCCGCTGCGCGGCGAGGTTGCGACCAACCCCGGCGGCGGGCGCTGGCCCAACCTGTTCGGCCTGCCCTACGACGGGCAGGACCTGAAGTTCTATCTGAAGGGTGAGCCGAAGGTCCGCGAATACGACCCGCAGGTGTTCTACGAGGTGGCCAGCTGGGGCGCGGTGGATGGAGCCAACCCCAAGGCGGGCGGCCCGGCCGGAACGTGGGAGGAGGCGCTCACGGTGCAGCGCCGCCCCGTGGAGGAGCTGCTGAATCAGGTTGACGCCGCCCTGCTGCAAGCCAACAGCCGACTGTATCCGGCCAACGTGGATCCCATGCAGGGTGTGCTCTACGCCGAGGCGATCCGCCGCAGCGCCGAGGGAACCGCAACGCAGCCCATGCTCGATCTGCTGGCCAAGCACGATGCCCTGGTGGCTGCGGGCTTCGCCAACCTGGAACGCGCCGTTGAACTCAGGACCCAGATCCAAGCGGGCGATGCGTTCGACCTGTCTGCCGGGTGGGTCGATGGGCTCTCGTCGTAAGTGGAGACGTGGCCCCTACATCGGAGGTAACAAGATGCTGATTGTTCAGCGGCGGCGCGTCAGCGGCTACGACGCCGACGCGCAGGCCTACATCACGGCGGTCGAAGCGGCCGATGGGCAGGCACTGGAGACGGCGACTAGGGACGCCATCAATGCGTTTGTGGTGGGCTGCAAAGCTGACGGCATCTGGAACGCCATCAAGGCATCCTGCATCCTGGCCGGGGCTCGCACGCTGGCCGGGGCACTGGTGCCGCTGGTGGGTGCGAATCCAACAAACGTCAACTTTGTGAGCGGGGACTACAACAGGAAGACAGGGCTACTCGGTAGTGCCACAAAATACCTCGACACCAACAGAAACTTGCAGGCCGATCCTCAAAATAGCTTCCATCAATCAGTGTATGTGTCAACTGTTGCAGGGAATCCCAGTGATTACTGTGGGAACTATTCCGGTTCCCCAGCGTCTGGAAATCTTATACAAGAGGCCAGTGGATTCCATGCTGGTTATGCAAGGTCTAGCGTTCCTGTCAATGCTAACAATAGAAGCGCAGGTTTTGTGGGGCTAGTACGCAGTTCCTCTACAGCCATAGAACTGAGGTCAGGCTCAGCCGTATTTAGTGCTACAGCCGCCTCAATAGCTCCACCTAGTGCAACAACCGCAATCTTTACGCGAAGTGACTATTTTGTTGGCAGTACGGCCAGGCTCGCTTTTTATTCCATCGGTGAATCCTTGAGCCTTGCCTTGCTGGACGCCCGTGTCACCGCCCTAGTGACCGCTATTAACAGCGCTTTCTGATAACGCCACCCAAGCCGCTGCGCTGCGTTCAGCGTTCGCCGCCTACGCCTACGCCATCGCCGCCGCGTTCTGATGACCCACCCCCGCATCTACACATGACGCTCCACTCTTGTGGGGGCGTTGGACCCCACCCCAGAACGCGCCCGCGATGAGCAGGCCGCCTTGCCGCCGACGATCCGGCAACGACGGAAAACGAAGCGTGGGCGTTGGCAGACTAAGGGCAGCCAATCACGCCCGTATTCATGGGAGTCGCTGAACTGATCGCCCTGTCGGGCGT